AGGCGAAACTGTTTTAATATTAAACATTGGTAAAGATTACTATTGGTTACCATACTCAATTACTCAATATCCCAATTATAGAGAAGATTACAAAATATCAGAAGTTTCAAAAGAAAAGGAAGTAGCTAAATCCAAAGATAGTTCTAGCAATAAAGCTTATGGAGAAACTAAAAAAACAGGAACACCAAATCAACCTGCTACTCAAACCGAATCTGAAAAAAAACCATACGAAGTAAAAGAAAAGATTAAGTTTTTAAATCCAAGAGAAGGAGATACTATTTTACAGGGTAGAGTTGGTAACACTATTCGTTTTAGTGAGTTTTTTTTAACAGAGGATGGTAAAACATCTTCACCTGGCATTTATCTACGAAATAAACAAAACCCTGAATTAGATTCTAAGAAGATTGGTGAATTGGTTGATGAAGATATCAACAAAGATGGTACATCCATTTATATGGTATCTAATAAAGTAAAAGTTCCATTCTTAGAAACGATTAAAAAGGAAAAGAAAGCATTTACCGAATATCCATCATCATCTGATTTAAAAGGTGACCAATTATTTGTAAATTCCGATAGAATAGTTTTATCAGCAAAGGCAAACGAATTTATTATATTTGGTAAAAAGAATACCGGTATTATAACCGATGGTAGATTCACAGTTGATTCTGCAAAAGATATTTACCTACATACGGATAAAACTATAACACTACATTCTAAAGGAAACAATAAGATATTCCTTAATTCAGATAGTGGTGGTAAAATTTATTTAGGTAAAGATACTGGCGAAGGTGCCGCAGGTGCAGATGTACAAAAAATGGTATTGGGTGGTGAATTGGTAAAAATATTACAAGATTTAATATCTGCTATAAATAAACAAATATATGCAACACCAGTAGGACCTACACCAGCTGGACCTGTTAATAGAGCAGAATTTGAAGCAATTAAGGGTAGATTAAACACAATTCTTTCAGCAAGAAATTATTTAAGTAAGTCATAATGTCTTGGACTATATTCAAAGTTAATGTTTTAAAATCAATGATTACAGGTCAATTTTCAAAAGACCCGGATTCATTTGCTGAATTTTATGCAAATGAATATGATAAATGTATTAAAAGAGGTGGTGATATGATTTATGGAGTTCCTATTATAAATGGAAATGTTAAGGGTATGGCTGATGTTATCAAACGAGCATTAAAAAAAGGAACTGATTCGGATGGTGAGAATTTCAATATTTTACAAGAAATATATCCATCGGCATTCGATGCATATTGGTTGGGAGCAGAAATGGCACCAATACCAAATCCATTGTTAAAACCATTGGGGTGGCAAATGACACCACCTGCGCCGGGAACAATTATGAACTTAGGACCTAGTCCTATATCATTAGCCATCTCAGCAGCAAAACATAAAGCTGAAGTAGAAGCTCTTAAAGCATTAGAAGATGCACTTAAAAGTAAAACAATAGAGATTCCATTACCTGCTCCTGCTCCATCTTTAACTGTAAATGTTTACGAAACTATCCAAAAGATTCAAAACAAAGAAGAACTAGCGCCGGAAATTAAAAACCATCCAGCTATTTTAGCAGGAAAAGAGATAGTTGCAAAGTTAAAAGAAGCTAAAAAGAAAAAACCATCAATTGGTTCTCAATTTAAACCATCTATTAAATTTCCATTTCCTGAATTACCTAAAAGGAAAGAATTAATAGAGCAAGCTAGAAAAAAAGCATTAGAAGAAGCGGTTAAGATAATTACAGAACAATTAATTAAACCGATTGAAGAAACTATATTACAACCAATATACGCAGTAATTCAAACTGCAGTAGCTTTATCTGAATCAATTCCAAATCCAAAACCTACTCAAAAAGAAGTTAAAGAATTTGTAAAAGATACAATAAATGGTGCCATACCTAAGATAGATTTACCAGGTATATCGATACCGAAAATACCAACAAAAGAAGAAATTAAAAAAGAAGTAGAAAGTAAAATACCAACAAAGGAAGAAATAGAAGCTATGGCATATGATGCTATAAATGGATTAATACCTAATATTCCAAATATATGGTTTATACCACCAACATTGGTATTCTCAGAACCTACCAATATAATGATAGGTCCATTTGTAAATGTAGCAAAACTACATCTATTAGGAACGAGTGGAACAATGTCAATAATGGCACAATACCCACCACCCGCTCCACCTGCTCCAGCAATATTACAATGGAGTTCATATAGTATAATTGGGTAAATTTTAAGTTTCAATATTTATTAACAAACAGAACAATAATTTTTATGAAATCAGAAATTTTAGTAACTTTAATTAAGGAAGTTGTAAAAAATGAAGTTAAGAATCAAGTTAAAGAAGAACTTGCTAAACTTATCAAATCTGGTGTGGTTACATTGAACTCACAAAAGAAAACTTCTACACCATCATTAAGAGAATTAACAGAAGTTCCAACAACACAGGTTAGAAAGCAACAACCTGTACAACAAGTTCAACAAAGAAAAGCACCTCAAAGGGAATTTACAAAAGACCCTATGATAAACGAAATTCTAAATGCAACTCAACCATTTACAGCCGCTCATAGAGCAGAAGGTTCAATGAATGGCGTTGGAGGTGGTAGTATATTAGATGCAATTCAACCTCAAAGAACAATGGAGGAAGATTGGGAAACAATGAATTATTCAACCGATATGATGCCTGACCATCAAATACCTATGAGTGATAATGCTGGGTTAGATGCATTAACAAAGGCATTGACAAGAGATTATTCGGAATTAGTTAAAAGATTTTAATAATGGCAATAGAGCTTGGTAAAGTTAATGTAGTAGATTTAACGGAAAATGATTATAAGATACTTGGAATTGGTATCAATAAAACATCCGATAGTGGAGGCGCATTTGCTGTTAACTATACTACATTAAACCAAGCTAAAGATAGTTTAGTTAATCTAATTTTAACAAGAAAAGGTGAAAGACTAATGCAGCCTGAATTTGGATGTGATATTTGGAGGATTCTTTTTGAACCAATAATAGAAGGACAAATTGAACAAAAAATAGAAGCATCTATATTAGATGCAGTTGAAATGTGGTTGCCGTATTTGAATATAGATGAAATAATATTTGATTATGATGAGAATGATATAGATAATAACACTGTATCGTTGGATTTAAAGTTTTCATTAAAATCAAATAGAAACTTAGGAGAATCAGTAACGATAAATGTAAATAATTAAAAATGGCCATTAAACCTTTAAATAAAAGTTGGGGTAGTGATACAAAGAACTTAAATTATGTTGGAAAGGATTTTTCAACTTTAAAGCAGAATCTTGTAGATTTTACTAAGACATATTTCCCAGATACATATTCAGATTTCAATGAAGCTTCGCCTGGTATGGTGTTCATAGAACAGGCCGCAGCAATTGGAGATGTGTTATCGTTTTACCAAGATACGCAATTAAAAGAATCAATGTTAGCGTATGCTAGTGAAAGGAAAAATGTTGTATCGTTGGCACAATCCATGGGGTATAAGCCAAAAGTAACTTCTCCTGCTGTAACTACTATGACTGTATATCAGTTAGTTCCATCAATTGGAACTGGTGTAAACAATACGCCGGATAGTTCATATTATCTTAAAATAAAAGATGGTATGGAAATCACATCTACTACAAATTCTAGCATAACATTTAGAACTGTTGATTCTATTGATTTTGAAAACGAAACCGATAGAGAAATTGATGTATATGAAAGAAACACATCAACGGGAGAACCAACCCTTTATTTGATAACTAAAAAAGTAAAAGCTATTTCCGCAACACAAAAGGAAACAACTGCAACGCTTTCGGATTCTACTGATTATCCAAGTGTAACAATTAGTGATACAAATATAATTCAGATTACATCATTAATGGAAGGTTCTAACAAATATTATGAAGTTCCTTATTTGGCACAAGAAAGTATATTTGTTGAAAAACCAAATACTGAATCAAATAGTGAATTATCATCATATTCATCGACTGTTCCATATATCTTAGAAGTACAAAAAGTACCTCGTAGATTTTCAGTAAAAGTTAATTCAGATAACACTATTGATATACAATTTGGAGCAGGTAAATCTATTACAGGAGATGAAACATTATTACCAAATACAAAAAATGTAGGGTTAGGATTAGCTAATTCGGTAACTAGATTAAATCAAGGAATAGACCCATCTAACTTTTTAAAGACAAACACATTAGGAGTAGCGCCTGCAAATAAAACATTAACTATTAAATATTTAGTTGGAGGTGGGGTAGAATCGAATGTTAATCAAGGAGATTTAACCACAATTCGTAGAGTAGAATTTGAAGAAGATTTATTATCAGTAGCTGATTTAAATCTTTATTCTACTATGAAACAATCGGTAGCAGTTGAAAATTTAGAAGCAGCTGTTGGAGGAAGAGGAGCTGAATCAATTGAAGAAATTAGACAAAACGCTTTAGCAAACTTTGGTTCTCAAAATAGAGCAGTAACTAAACAAGATTATGTTGTTAGAGCAATGAGTATGCCAGAAAGATATGGTAGTGTTGCTAAAGTATATGTTTCCCAAGATGGTGAAATAGATAATAATTCACCTTCATCTATTCTTGCTAATCCAAATACATTGGCTGAGTTTACAAACTTAGTAGATAGTTTAAAAAATAGTAGTAAGGTTGATATACAAAAAGAATTAGTTAAGTTTTTAGCAAATAAAAAGACATCTTTAAATGAAGTTAATAATCCATTCGCAATCAATATGTATGTATTGGGATACGATGGTAATAAAAAACTAACTACATTAAATCAAGCCGTTAAGCAAAATCTTAAAACCTATTTAGGTGAATATAGAATGATGACTGACGCTGTTAATATAATAGATGGATATGTAGTTAACATTGGTGTAGATTTTGAAATAATATGTTATTCAAACTATAACAAAAGAGAAGTACTTACAAATTGTTTAACACAAATACAATCATATTTTGAAATAGATAATTGGACATTTAATAAACCAATAAACATTTCAGAAATGGAATTGATATTAGCTAATGTTGAAGGTGTAATGAGTGTACCATCGGTTAAGATAGGTAATTTGTGTAGAGAAGATGGTTCGTATTCAGCTAATGATTACAATATAGACGAAGCTACAAAAGGAAAGATAGTTTATCCATCTTTAGACCCTTGTATCTTCGAAGTAAAATATCCTAACAAAGACATAAAAGGGAGGGCTTTATAATGCATAAATTTTTCACATCATCATACGATGCTAGTATTTACTTACAACAACCAAATCAAAACTCTGGTAGAGATGAGATATTGGAAGTTGGTAAACTTTATTATGGGGCTACTAAAGATATCCATAGAGCGTTAATTAAATTTGATAACACTCCTATTTCGCAATCGATTGCAAGTGGAGATATTAGTGGAAGTTGGAAAGCTTACTTAGTATTACATTCATCTACATCGGAAGAAATTCCTTTAGAGTATACAATATATGCAAATGCTGTTTCACAAAGT